TATCCATGTCTTTAATATATTCGTCCATATGCTCTGCATTTTGAGTAATTAAAAGTAACTCATCACGCCCAAGCCCAAATGAACTACCAATACGTTGCATATATTCTGCTCTTAAATATTGATCTTCAATGCCACCCAGAGTATCTGCTATGCTTGTAAATAGCATCTTAGTGGCATCGTCATATTGACCACCTTGCATCATACCCTGAAAGTTTGCTGTATCAAAGCCTTGTAATAATGCACCACCTTGATAAATAGAAGACATCTCTTGCATAGTGCCAAATTGTGATGTACCTGCAAGCTTAGTTATAAAGTCTGAACTACCGAGGCCAATGGCACCAGATAGTGCCGCAGCTTTAATTAGATTTTCACTAGCTAATGTCTGAGCTTGCATATTATTTCTAAATAAGAAAGAGTTAGAAGCTTGCATCTGTGCAACTGCACTAGTTAGCATACCAACTGTTACACCAAATGTATTAGAAAAAGCATTTAATCTATTTCCAATAGATGTGACAAACTGATCTGTCTGTGCACCAAACTGTCTATAAGATTGTTGGAATGCAACAGCTAATTCTTGAGGAAATGCACCAAGTGTCTTTTGCATCATATAGACAGATGATGATAGCTTTGTCAAATCACCAAGATTAATATTCTTAAAACCAGCCCCTAATAAAGCATTTTGTGTATTAACCATATCTTTAGCTGCAACTAATGACTGGCCCATTTCTTTATTCATTTGTCTAGTAGCTTCAAATGCAGCATTATATACTTGTGTGTATTGTTTCCATGTCAAATTAGATTCAAGCTGCATCTTATGGGATATATTAAAGATTTCTTGGTTTTGTTTTACTATGCTATTATAGAGGTCTTCAATCGTGACTAATTCCTTAGCCCACTTCTTTATCTCTTTATTAGATCCTTTAACAGCTTTTAATTGCTCATCCATGTATTTAGATATCTTAGAGTTTTCACCAGCAATTTCTTCAACTTCTTTTTTTAGTGACTCTACTATTTCTAAACGCTGCTTTTCAGTCTTAACAAATTTTAAAGCATCTTCTAAAAGACCTTTAAATATTCTGGCTGAAGATTCAACCTTATCAAAGTTTCTTACAATAGTCTCTAAGTTAGCTGTAGATATGCCTTTAGTACTTGCTGCTAAATCTTTTAATGTTTTTGGAATTCTTTCTGCCATATAATTTCACCTTACTTTATTTGTTCTAAAGCCCTTTGGTTTTCTATATCTTTTTGTTTCTTTAATAACTTAAACCAATTATTTAACTCAAACCAAGTCATTTCATCAGAATCAGCTTTGCTTATATTACCAAGGTAGGACAATATAAACTGCAATTCTAACATATGGCTTATCTCGGACTCTCTAACTTTGTAAAACTCTTGCTGTATCTCTTCCGGAAGGTCATCTAGCTTTTCAAAACCTTCCTTATAAAGTGTGATCAGGCTCACGAAACAAATCGGCATTAATGCCTATACCTCCTGTGAATATGCCATGGCATTGTTCACACTCAGCTTCAAAGGTTGTCTGCAAACCAAATTTTCTATCTAAGAATCTTGAAATCTTAACTAATTGATTACCTGGAATGTTTTCTAGATATTCAACAAGTTCTCCAATAGATTTCTTTTTACCATTAACTGTTGCAATTTTTGTTGCCTGTAATAATATAAATGCATATGAGTCTGGCAGATTCACCTTTTCTTTATATCTATTTGCCTCATTAATTGTTTCTTGTGTTGGAACTCTTCGTTTAATAATCTTACCATCTACTTCTAGTTCTTCATTAAAATGTTCTTCAGTCAGATAAATGATTTCTAGACTATCATAACCTACAATATAGTCATGTATATGACCACAAATTGGACATCTTAAAGTTTGCTGTACTTCATTGCCAAAAGTCAATACACGAGCCTGATGCAATACAAATGTCTTATCTTCATCACACATGATTTCTGGATCAAGACTAGGATCTGTAACACCCTTAATGATAGCATCAACAGAAGCATCAGTCAAAGAACTAAATAGTGTAGATATTTCTCTACCCTTCATACCCCTAATTGTTACTTCTCTTGGCACATTTGGCAAAAGACCATTTGATGGTAAAACTTTTTTATCAATATTATTCATTTTTAACTTCTCCTTTAACTTTAAATACTAAAGGGCACTTAGTTTCCTAAGTACCCTCGAGCTACGAGTTACTTACACTATATAGTGTAATTATTCAATTGTATGACTGGTCTTAATTATCTGACCAAGATGAATCTTCTTCTTCAAAATATGTTGGCTTGAAATTACCTGGGTCAATTTGTATAGTCAACTGAATTTGTTTCATATCACCAGAAGCAGCGTCAAGTGCACCTGGGTTAAATTCAGAAATCCATAAGCCTTTGACGTCCCAGCGTCTTTGATAACGACCATCGGAAGCAAACTCTGTAATATAACCATTCTTCTTATACTCAGAAGCAAGACCAATAGCACCTGTTTCTGGATTATAGGTTGCATAGAACCAATCAAGAAGGACATCTAGCTCTGCTCTAGACAGCGTATCTAGAATTGTAATTTGCCCACCTTGCCATGTTGCAACACCTGCTAATTTCTTAGCATCATTGCCATGTCTAAATTCAAGCACGTTAAGACTTACTTGTGGTAAGAATGCTTGTTGTATCACTAAGTCTAAGTTATTGCCATCAATTGTAATATCATTGATATGGACAATAAAGTTATTATTCTTACGAATATCACCTAGAAGACCTGTTAAACCTTTTGTTGATAAATTCTTAGTTGGCATTATAAGTCACCTCCGACAATTTCTACTTGATAGGCATCTGCCATTTCTTGAATTACAATGTTAAATGTAATATCTTCAATGACTCTAATTGGCAAGAATGTGACAACTGCTTTGAACTTGCCATCAGCAATATCTTGCTCTGTCATTGTAATACCTTTACCAACTTGTACTGAGAAATCTTCAATACCTTCTTGATCTTGCATAGCACTAAATAGTGCTTTAGCTTTTAATGAGAATGTGTTCCAAGTCTTAATGTTGTTTGGTGCATACATTAAACCTTCAGCAACACGTTTAAGAAGCCTCTTAATATAAAGTGCTTCTGTCACCACGTGGCTTCTAATTAATGGATTGCTTTCTTCACCAACTTCATATGGACATAAAGTATTTTGTGAAACAAATAGATTACCAACACCAGCCTTTGTCAATAAGACATTAATGTTAGCTGCTTGAAATGCTTCTTTTTCTGCAGTAGATAATCTAGTGAATAGACTATAGAATTCATTAACCATACCATAAGTTTCACCAGCAACTGGTAACCATGGTGTGCCATCTTTCAATAGCATAGCTTTTCTAGCTACTGCAACTGCAGATGCTGGAATGCCAAAGAAATCCTTATCTACATCAAACTCTGCTGGCACTAAAGCATAACCGCTGCCAAAGCTTGCTAGTCCAGAATTTGTGAATAGTTCTAGCTTAGCTGAAACATTAGTTCCAAGTGCTGTAATTGTTGCTGCAACTGTTGAACTATCTGATTCTGGATCTAAGTCCATAAATAGTTGAATATCATTATTTTTAGCAAATGCCAATAGCAATGACTCCGGATTAGCTGCACTAATGAAATCATAAGGAACAACGACCATCTTATAGTCTAGAACTTCAATATCATCAAATGCTGCAATATCATCTGCATCAATTGTTCCTGCGACATCTGTAGAGTAGCAGAGTAAATTAACACCTGCTCTAATTAAGTACTCTGCAATATACAACTCTTTTTGTTGTACTAATGTTGTATTTGCTGTGGAATCAAAATTCTCATAGAGACTATCTAGTGTATTAACCTCTACAATAGTATCTGTAACACTTGCAGATTTTCTAGCATTCTTAAAAATAACTAATGTGAGACCTTCTGTATTAACTTGTGGTACCGCGCGTGCAACACGTACGTTTACATTAATTGCCATTAATATTACTCCTTTTTTATCTTAATTTTTTATAAAGGTCTTTTAGACCTAAGTCTTTAATTATGCCTTGCTTTAATAAACTACCAGCATTAGGTGGAAGCTTTTCACCAGACATAATATCCATATTTGTCATTTGAAAAAATGCTTTCAAGAAGTCAATATCTGATTTCTTCACAGCTTCTCGAATAAATGGTGCTTCTTCATACTCCACTAGTTTTGCATAGTCTGTATAAGTTTTAGCCTCTTTAAGTGTATACTTACCTTTATTCTCTTTAAGTTTCTGCAACTTAAGACTATAATAGGTATTAACTACTTTCACATAGCCTTCATTATAAGCATCTATGACATAACTTGGTGCATTTCTTTTTTTAAGCTTATTTAATGATTCTATATGCTTTTTTCTATCAAACATTGTAAGCTTCATGTAATCACTCCTCAATTACCTTAAATTTCTTCATCATCAACCTCAACTGTAACTTCACCAGTCTCAATAGCTTTTCCACTCTTAAAGTTAACAAGTCTTGCATTTGGAATTTCATAAACAAGTGAATAGTGATAGACACGATCATCATTGCTAAACTCACTCTGTTCTACTGGACCATTATTATAAATGATATCATATCTTTCTGCATAATCAGTATCGACCAAATCATTTTGTTGTACAACTGTCAGTGTTGGATCAAAATTAAAGGCTTGCATAATATCTTCTGTTATATCATCTAGGTCTTCTGGGGACTTTGTATAGATGTCTAACTGATATGATAGGGAGACTGATAAAAATCTCGCCAGAGCATTATCATTAGTCTCTGAATTGTAATAATACTCTATACCTTGTCTCTTAGCTGCAAAGCTTTGCTCATTATTTAATGAAAAACCAGTAGGTCTATATATTGATATTAATGGAAATTTTAATTCTGTCGTTGGGTCATCTACTAAATTATATGCTACATTATAGACAAGTGCTGTATTAGCATAAATTGTGTTTGAAAACCAGGCTCTAACTTTTTTAGTGAATGCTACGTCAAAATCTTTTAACATATGCTAGTCACCTACTATCGTAGAATGCGCTGCATAATTATAGAAAATTCATTAAATATTTCTGATGACCCTAAGGCATTCTTAAAATTATAGAACTTTAATGGACCGTCACCTTTTCTAAATGTCAGTGCATTTTGTGCAGCACTATAGCCAGCACTAGAAGTGCCACCCTCAGTTTCAAGCATAACAACTGCATGCATCACCTTTTTAGGTCTACTATTAAATTCACTTAATTTATACCAAGGGATCTTTTGTTGATAGACATTGTAGCCTTCATAAGCTACCACTGTAAAGTTAGTTATTGGAAAGCTTTCAAGTCTTCTAACTATCTTTTCTTCTAAATATTCAAAGTCATCTTCGGGTGCAGTCAATTGCAATATAGACCAAAGCACTTGTAAGTCTTTAATCATTGTATCTTCTTGCACAACCATTTCATTATCTTCTTTAATTATCTTTTTAGCCATACTAACACTCCTCTACTAAATAAGTACCCAGCCCTCAATATCATCTACAGAAATAAATGTATAGTCAAATGATAAATCACGACCATAACGATCATAATCAAAATATCTCTCTAGGGTTGTTCTACCAAGTTCACCTACGCCACCAACAGCATCTACATAGTGTTCTCCTAGTTCTTCATCATCCATATCTATAAGCATATCTGCATAGTCTGGATCTTCTTCTTCTACGTCTGCAATATAGCTATCTAGTCTTAAATCACGACCAAATGACTCAAAGTCAAAGTACATTTCAAGGTCTACACCATCAAAGCCAAATTCATCCATGACTGCATAGCCTAAATCACTATCTTCTGAACCTGCAAAAATTACAAAGCCATCATCATGAATTTCAGTTACTTTGCCACCATTATAAAGTATGTACTCTGCAATAAGAGTATCCATATCATTATCTGCAGCGCGTTCTAAAATTTCATAAGCTTCATAAAGTGTTTCAAAAGATGCATACTGATAGTCATAGTAGTTAATAGAAAAGTTACATTCTAAATCTACAATTTCCCAATCATAATCATAATCTACAATTCTGTCCCATTCAGCACGTGCTTCTTCTTCAGACATTTTGCTGAGGTCAATCCATCTAGAATCAATGTCAGATTCAAGGTTTCTTACAACAAATGCAAAGTTTAAGTCCATAATATAATCTCCTTAGCTGGCTTAATATTTTTTTATTACTTATTTCTTAATTACTTTTATTTCTTTTGTGTCTGGCTTATCTTCATGTATTTCAATATAGAGGAAGCCATCTTTAACTGTGTACTCAATCTTCTTAACTTTAATATGTGCTAGAGATAACTCATAGGCTACTTTATTCTTAAAGTTAATTTCTTCTAGCTCAATATCACCAGAAATTATTAGACTGTCATGATCAATATCTACTAATAATCTTTCTTCTGGAATACCAACAACATTCATAAGTACCAGATAGCCATAGTCTTTTTTATAGACATGACGAACATCAACCTCTTTTAAAGGTCTGCTCCACTCTTTTGAAAGTGCATAAAATAGGTAGTCGTTAATATTTTTAAACATAAAATCACTCCTTAAAATTTTTTCTTAAAAGTTTTAAATCTAAAATGGGAAAGTTTAACTGCCTATTAAGCCAGCTAAGGAAACTATATTACCTATGATATATAGTGTGCTAAATCATCTTTATGACCAGCTATAGCATAGTGTCAGCTTATAACTTAAGCACACATGACTATATGCTAGCCGAAACTAGCATATAGGGTATGTATGTTTAAATTAAGCTGGTAAACCAGGAGCTGCAGCTAATACTGCATCTTCACCAATTGTACCAAGAACATCAAATGTTCCATCTTTAGATACTAAATACATAGGTAATGCTACAGGGTCATTAATAATTGTACCACGAACGAAGTAGTCCGCGTTAGTTACTAATTTACCATAAGACATTGTATATGCACGTCTAATTACGAAATCATCTAATGTTACAGGAGTAGTTGCTACAACTGGAATGTATGGAGCAAATACGATACCTGCATCAAGATTGTCTTGGTCATTCTTATAAATGACTGCCCAGTCGTTGTCAGATAAGTCAGGGATAGCAATAACTTTGATATCTTTGAGTTTACCAATAACAGCAGGACCACCAATTTGTGAACCAAAGTTTTGGCCAACAAATTCTGGAAGAGTTTCTACGATAGATTGTGCAGCAGGTCCTACAAGTAGAACATTACCGCGTACTCTCTTAGAAACCTTGAAAATATGATTAGATGCACCAACGATAGCATCACGGAATGACAATTTATGCCATTCGTAAAGTCCATTAGCAACACCTGCAGCCTTGTTCCAAACAATTTGGACAGGAGCAGAATTCATAATTTCAAATACGAAGTCTAAGTCAGTTTCTCTCTTAAGTTGATACATAGCTGCTTCTGCAAGCTTGTCTTCTAACTTAACACCAAATTGTGCTTCGAAACCGAAACCAGCTTGGAAAGAGTAGTTAGTCTTAATAGTTCTTGGAACAGCATTGATTTCACGAGAGTCAATGTTAGCATTAAGTTCAGGAACTTGTGTTGGAGCATACTTGTTATCATATAAGTAGTATACTTCATAAGTTTTAGATGCTTCTTGTGCTAATGTCATTGAAACAGTGATTTGTCCGTTTGAAAGAGCAATAAGACCATTAGTGATCGCAATATCAGTACCATTGTCATCAAGTGTACCAGTGAAAGCAGTGTCAGTTGTCCACACTAATTCAGCACCCTCAATAACTAATGAGCGAGCAACCATTGGACCCCAAAGAGCTTTAGCACCAGAGTTATATCCAGCAGCTGCGCCAGCAGCAGGAAGATTAACTTTAGATGAAGTAAAGTTCTTGTCAGTATTAATTCTGAATGGGCTGATCAATACATCACCAGCAGTTACGTTGCCTTTGTCAGCACCGGCTACTGATTGATAATAGAAAATCATAGCTTTTTCAGTCTTAATAGGTTGTGTTGAAGCAATTTCAGGAACGATAAGATTTGGGAAATAGCCAAAGAAAATGTCGAAGTAAGTATAAACCATACCTACGCCAGCACCATTGCCTACAGCACCATAAGTACCAGCACCTGCTTGAGTAGCTTCATTTAATGTTCTAGCTGCCTTAGTGATGTTTTCAGCTAAGACTGTGTATAAGTGTTTTTGTTCTGGTTTCATTCCAGCAGTTCTTTGTTGAACAGCTTCTGCAATTGTTCTAGGACCTTTTTGTACTAAAGATGTTTCTTTTAATACGCGAGCTGGTCTTTGTGCGACTTTAGCTTCTCTTAATGGTCTTTTAACTACAGGAGCTTTTTTAGATTCAACTTTTGCTTGCTTTTTACGTTCAGCAAGTTTTTGCATAATTTGTTCTTTTGTTACAGGCATGTTGATTAATTCTCCTTTTAAAATTTTATTTTAGTGACCTCTACACTTATCTTAACTATAACTATATTTATTAATCCTCTGTTTGTTTAAGAGGTGTGTTTACCTTAAATTATTGTGATGCTAGGACATATGCAAGTATTGTTTTTTTACCAAGATCAAAATGCATACGAGTGCGAGAGAATCCATCAATTAAGATAGTCTTACTTCCATCATCATAGAAGACAATAGGAAGGAATAATTCATCTGCATCTACCTCATCTTGTCTATATCTATAAAGATAATCTGGGTCTTGCTCTAGCTGTTTTTCAAATTCCTCAAAGTTTTGCACGACAACAGCATCTTTAAAGATGTCAGTGATAGCAATACGCTTAAGAACCCAATTATTATTTATAACATATTTTTCTAAATAGTAATCTGGAATGTATGCTTCATCTGGTGTTATGCTAATAATATAGTCAGCTACTTCTTTTCCAGATTTAACATGGCCTAACATACTTATAAATCTAGACTTGCAAGATACTCTAATTCTTCATCAGAAAGCTCTTCTAAGTCTTCTTCAGAAAGTTCAACAGATTCTTCATCTTCAGTTTGTTCTTCATCATCAGCTGGCTCTTCGTCTAATTCATCTTCTTCATCTTCAGATAATTCATCTTCAAGTTCTATTTCAGAATCTTCAACTGGCATTAAGAAATCTCTGAGATCTTGTAGCATTATCTTTAATTCATCAAGTTCTCCTTTTACTTCTGCAAGTGTTGGCTGTAGCGTCTCTTCTTCAAGTTCTTCATCAGTTAGTTCGATTTCTTCTTCATCTTCAGCAGGTTCTTCTTCTAGTGCATCTTCTTCAGACATTTCTTCTTCAAGTTCTTTAGCCATTTCTTCAAGTTCTTCATTTTCAAGATCTTCTGCTTCAGTAATAACTTCTTTTTCTACTTCTTTTTCTACTTTAGATTCTTTTACAGCTTCAGGTTGTTCTGCTGCAGCTTCAAGAGCTTCAACTTCTGCAAGTACTTCATCATACTCTTTTTTAATAACTTTCATAAGCTTACCTCTATCTCCCTTTTTTTGTTCAGCAAATTCTTCATCTGTCATATTCTTTAGCTCATAGAGTGCATCATGTAGTTTCTTTTCTTGGTCTCTTAACTCTTTTAAGTAGTTTAGTTTTGCCTTACTTAAAGAATTGCCTTCAAATTTAGTTTCTTTATTTTTCATATTATTGACAAACTCCTTATCAATCTTCTCTATTTTATCTGCAAAGTTTTTATAGACATCTGCATGGTCTTCATCATCTTTAGCTAGTTTACGCACGGACTCTGCCAATACATTCTTTTTAGCACCCTTTGATTCATTTAGATGCGCTACTGCTGTCTGGAAGCTTGGATTATAGACGAAATCAAATGACATGAGTTCAAATGAATCTGGAACAATAGCTTCTACTTGTTCACCATTTGATTCTGACATCATACTTTCACCAAGTGCTCTAGATGAGACACCTAGTAAATCACCACCACCAAATTGCTTAGCATAGTCTAAGAATGTCTTGACAATGCGGCCCTGTGGATTATTTAGAATATGTGCTGAACCATCCCAAGAGCCATCTTCATTTCTGTTGATGTCATACCAAGCAATCGCTGCTTCTTGCAACAATAGCTCTGCACGATTATCTAATGGATGATCTACACTACCAAATAATGTAGAAGGTTTTAATTTACCATTTTCATCTAGGAACTTACCACCCTTGCCAAAGGCCGTGGGTTGTGCCCAGACTTCTGGTGCGTACTTTGTCCGATTCTGACTGACCATATTTTCTACAGTCATCTTTTTTACTGAGAATGAACCAAGTATTGGACTGTCCTGTTCTGCAGACTTTTTATAAGATTCTACAATTCCTAAATTAAATTTACGTTCTTTAAATATTTTTTTATTCATAGTATGACCCCTTATTCTAAAGTGAAGCGGTGTGGTCTATTATATCTAAACCCAGTAATCTCTACAGTATCTGTAGCATCATGATGTCTAAACTCTATAATTAGTTTGCCATTGACAATATAAGCTGCCACATCCTCAAGACCACGATAAGAACTTTTATAGTCTTCATACCACTTAAATATGTCAGTCTCTTTTTCAGTATGAATATCAGATGAACCATTCCATCGATTATTCTGCTTTTTAAGTGAGAAATATTCAAAGCTTTGATTGAAGAGATTCATATAGTAGACTTCTTGGTCTCTAAAATCTTCTGCAATCCAATCATAGGCCCATTCCATAGCTTCTTGTTCTAAGTCATATGGGTTTGCTTCTTCCTGTTCTTCATCACTTAGGTCTAGTGTATCTACATAGTGTTCTAATATTTCTTCTTCATTTCTATAGTGATCCCAAATATCTGAACTAAATACTAATTGTCTTTCTCTTTCCATGCTTTCGCCTCGCTTATATTTTTTTAACTTGATAGGCTCTTAAACCTTTATCTTCAAATTCCTTATAGACAAACTCTACCATGTCGCCGACATTAAGAGTTCTTTTACCTTCCATAATAATTTGTGTGTAATGGACATAGACATCTAAGTCTAAATTATCTAGGCAAGAAATAAATCCATATCCTTTAACTGGATTAAAACTTTTAACGATTCCTTTGCCTTCTTTTATAACTGTTGCCATAACATTATCTCCTTAACATAGTGTGGAATTAAAATACTTCCCTACATAATATAATATACATTTTAAACGTTTTATTTGTAATTTTTTTGCTTTTTTATCTTGTAATAGATATTGACAAGACTTATAAACCCTAATTCTTTAATTTTATCATAAGAAAGGACAAAGTGTTTGTCACCTTTATTCCAATGTCCAGTATATAAATAACGGATACATTGAATAAAGTAATCATCTAAATACTTGATACTATCTGTGACATTGATGTTAGGTAAGTACCATCTAGACCAATTCACAGAATCATCTTGATCTGAGAATAACTTATAGTTAATCTTCTTTATGTAGTCGCGGACAGCAACATCCGGCTTTACATTTTTACGGAGCATCCATTGTCTATACCATTTTGCTCTACGCTTAAACCTTGACTTCATCTTATCTCTTGCTGCATCTGAAATATCTATTGTCTTATTTATATACTTAAAGCCTAGAAAGGTTAGACCTGTCTTAATGTTAAAGACTTCCATCTTCTTTGGATTAAAGACAATGCCACGCTTTTCAATTTCACTGATAAAGAAATCTAAAGCATCTTTACCTACAATCAGTGTATCATCTGCATAGCGAATATACTTATACTTTCTTTTTAGCATTTCTTTATCAATGTCATCAACAAAGATATTCGCAAGGATACCAGCAATTGGTGAACCTGCCATTACACCTTTTTTAGTATCAGTGACAATATGACCATTATCTATGACCCGCGGTTCATCTAATAGAGCTAATATAATGTCTGTGAGCTCTATATCGTCCTGTAGGAAGCTTTTTAACCTTGGTCTTAGTAAATCTATATCTATAGAGTTAAAGTAGTCAGAGAAGTCATTTTTATAAATGATATCTTTTTCTTTTAATCTAAATGACTTTAACATATAGAAGGCACTTCTTACTGAACGTCCTGTAGTATATGCAATGGAGTTCTCTGCAAATTTATCTTTATAATACTTTAAAATATAGAATGACATAAATTTCAAGACTAGGCGATATAGACCAGGATAGACATAGACTACGCGTACCTTCGATGTATTATGCTTCTTAATCCTTTTTACTTTTGCAAGCTTAAAGTTCTTAAAGAAGGTGGCATCAAATGTCTTATAAGTCTCATTAACTATAATTTTGTCTATCGCTTTAATTAGTCTTGGATCATCAAATTCTTTTTGTTCTTCATTCTCTTTAAATTCTTTCCATGCACTGGCATCTTGTATCATCTCATAAAAACTCATAACTTAGACCTCTTTTATTTTTATTGTCTTTTATATTCTTTACCTGCATAGGCTAAGAAATCTGTTAGAAAGTCATTATCATAATCTGTAAGACTATTAATGATTTCTAAGTCTGTATCATTTACTAAATACTCTAAGACAATTTCAGTAGATAAGGCATCTCCCCAATATAGATAGTCTTTATGACCAGGTGCTTTAACAAAGATATCCCATGGATAATCTTCATCATATGGCATATAGGTGACAAAGACACTGAAGTCTTCAAGCTTATCATTCGGAAAAAGCTCTTCTAAAATTTCGCCATACATATCTTCTAGAATGTTAGGAAATAAGTCAATGGCACCAAAGCCAACTTTATCTTCTAAAAGTTCTAGAATCTCTTCTCTATTAAGTTCCATGTCTACTCTCCTAAATACTGTCTTATTAAATCTCTAACTTCTTGATCTTCTAAATTATTAACTAGGACTATCTCTTTTAACATTTGTGCTTGTCTATCTCCAACATATTCTGAAAGCTGCTCTAGCAAAGTATTAACTGGTAGTTCTGAGACTAATAATTCAGTTAGTGTCATGCTCTACTTAAATACCTTACTGACAAGATTTAATGCATCACTTTCAGATAAGTCTTCATCATGTAACTTCTTCATAATACTTAGAGCAACCTTTTCGCCAAGCTTTTCTTTAAGCTCTTCATAAAGTTCATTGTAAATCTTTTCATACTCATCTTTTAGACCAATGATATATGAAACTGCATCTTTAATATATTTATCCATTATTTTATCTTCCTTTTCTACTAAAGTTTTACTTTTTATATAGCTCTTACATAGTAGTCTTCTAATTCTTCATCTGAATAATCTCTTAGGTCAGTTATAGTTTTTAAAAAATCTATAATCTTAACTACAGATGAACTATAGACTTCAGACCAGTAGCCAAAGTCTTCTTGTCTTTTTATATCTACTTCATGTCCCATAGCTCTTGCACGTGAGATCTCTCCATCTGTTAAAACCAATTTTGCTAAGCACTTCATATGGCTTACTCCTTTTTAAATATAAATATATAATATAAACATATAGTTGTTTTTTTTATTACTTATTATTAGATTACTTATTAGTCAATGATTAGCTCTTCAATTTCTTTTACTAAATATTGAATATTATCTTTTCTAAAATCTGAAACAAAGTAGTCATCATATAGCACTTCAACATCTTGGTTATAAAATATTTCATTAAGAGCTGCCATAGCTTCATCCGGATCAATATCTGGAATAATACCAATTAGTTCTTCATAATATAGGAATTCAATAAAGTCAGCAATACCTGCAAAGCCATCTTCATATTCAGCCTCTTCAATATCAGAAAGTGTCAAGTAGCCACCATCATAGCCACTAAAGCCTAAGAAGAAGTCACCATCTTCGGCAATTTTATAAGTATTTGATCTTAACTTAATATCTTGCTCATCTTGTAAATCTTCTAGTACCTCTAGAAATTGCTCTAGCTTTTTTCTTATTTTGCTTACTTTCATTTTATTTAATACCCCACTTTGCAGTCTTTTTTCTTGGCATTTGGCCTTTAGCTCTTATTTTATTTGCAAATGCTTCAAGCTCACTTCTATTTTCTCTAGCATATTTTTTTACTACTGGTAGTTTCAATAAGAAGTTATGTAAGCGTACTATGCCTTCTTCAGTATCTGATAAACTATAGTTATAATATGCTACAGCCCAAACCATCTTTTTAAATAGACCGATTAGTTCTTCTTCATTATAGTCAGAGACATCAAATCCATATACGCCGTATAAGGCATCATCTATGTTTGCTCTTGCTGTCTTATTTTTATCGGGGTCTTTATAATAAGCTGGTGTTATAATCCATCTTTTTGGTGGTTTAAATAAAGCACTTTCACTAAAAGGTTTTGTTGTCGCCATATCTTCTTTTTTTAGACTATTAATTATATGTTCTGTTTCAGATTCGCCAGAGTCTAGATAGTCTAGTGCCAGTTCTTCTTCAGCCTGTTCTCTAAGAATGATAGGGCCAGTCCAACCACCAGATTTAACTTTAGGTAGACCAAGCTCATCTGCAACTTCTTGCATCTTAGCTAGTGCATAGGATTTAATCTCATCTTTTACGGATAGTTCTAAATTTTTTGGCATGCCTTCAATGTCAAAGTCATCAAATTCTACAATTAATGTATAGCCTTCATAATATCCTGGAGATACTGAAAGTGGACCAAAACCAGTGTAGTCTTGTAGCCAGTGCGCATAATCATAGGTATCAGCAAGGTCATCAACAAGTCTTGCAACCCTATCTCGTATATCATGATTTGCATCAATTACTAAATCTACAGCTAACTCATAAGATTCTGCTGCCCAGTATTCTTCATCTGCTTGTTCTTGTTCTGTATCTTGTCCTTCTAAAATATAAGCATAGGTTGGGAGAGGTTCTTTTGAATAGGTAAAGTTAATTGCACCTTCAGTTAATCTTTGTCTGCTTTCTTTTTTGACAAGTCCTTTGTAAAATTCAGATAGCTTATTAGACATTAGGTTAACAAGCTGTGCAAACTTTTCTTGGTCATCTTTGAATTGCATTAAGATTTCTTTAGGCGTCTTATTAAATTTTTCTGCTAGCTTCTTAATGACAGCTAATAGATGCTTTCTGATTTCTTTGCTTGCAATACTCTGTATATCTATAATAGCTAATTGTAGCTCTTGTGTAGACATAAGCTTACCTTCAAGGACATCTAGAAGATTTGTAACTTCTGGATCTGAAGCTTCACTAAATGTTGCATTGACTCTTAGCTTGTTTTGAATCTTTCTATGATTAAAAATATGGTCAAGTAGACGCTTTACACCAGCATCCTTTTTCTTAGCCAAGATTTTACTCAGTTTGTTTTCTAATTTTTGTATCTCTTCTTCTGACCAATCTGATAGATCATACTTAAAGGTATCCATTAAAAATGGTGCTATATTATTATAACCACCAGTTAGTAACCATTTAGGTGTTTCTGCAGATTCTTCAATAAGTTCTTTTGTATCTTCTTGAGCACTTTCAGCAAGTAGCCATTGGTCATAAATATATTCATAGTCTACTTCTGCAATGTCTGCAAGTTCTTGAAATATTCTTTCTCTTATAACTGAATCAATGCCTTCACCTAAATAGACATAGACATCTTCATAAGCATCAAGTACTTCAAAAAGACCCTCAAATGTAGCATCATCGTTTAGCTCTAGACCAAGCTCATCATCTGGATAAGTACTTAGGTACCATTCTTTAATATTCATATTGTCTTTATCTCCCTTTTTGTATAGTTATAGCACTATGCCAGGTTAGAACTGACATAGGCTTTAGCTATTTATTTATTCAAACTTAATCTACTGTACTGCTACAACGATTGTTTCAGTTGCAGTATTGCCAGAGCTATCAGCTACGGTATAAGTAACATCATAATTGCCAGCTAATTCATAATCTACAAGACTATCATCTACAACAATTGATGCAGTAATATCTCCATCATAGTTGTCAGTTGCTGTTACGCCTACTGTATAGTCAGGAACTGCATTACCAATTGTATATGATACAGCTGCAGTACCAGTGATTACTGGATCAACTGTATCAACAACAGTTACTGTCACTGTTTCAGTAGCAATATTACCATTAGCATCTTCAACTGTATAAACTAAATCATAAGTACCAAGTGTTAGGAGGTCTACTGCACTTGCATCAATAACGATAGAGGCAGTTAAGTCACCATCATAGCCATCAGTTGCAGTTACACCTGCTGAATAATCAGGTTCTGCATCACCAAATTCATGTGTAATATCTACCATGCCTTCAATTACTGGAACCACTGCGTCAACAACATTAACCGTGACAGTTACAGTGGCTTCATTATCCATGCTATCTTTGACAGTATAAACTAAATCATATGTGCCAACAGTGTTTAAATTAACATCGCTGTCATCTACTACAATTTTGTGTGTAATGTTACCATCTTGTTCATCATGTGCTAAGACATTTAGCATGTAGTTTGGAGGAGTTAGACTATTGACATCATGTGTAATGTCAGCTACACCAGTAAATACTGGTAAGACTACTACTTCAATACCTTCTACCTTTTGTTCTGATTGTGCTTCATCTAAAATAAAATCTTCTTTGCCATCACCAATTGTTTGGTTATAGATGGCTGCGTCAAACTTCTTTTGTGTTCTTGTATACGTTGCCATTTTTTAATTCTCCCTTTTTAGTTTTTGTGTGGAATATATTGATAGATAACTGACTCTATCAGTGTCTTAATCCATTGTTCAAAGTCTGGATATAGAACTTCAACTTGTTTTCTTAATTCAGCAGAAATGTTACTCATTGATAAACGAAGTGCTTCTTGCAATGCTTTAGCTTGTGCTTCCTTATCAAATTTTCCATCTTTTTTTAATTGATCTACAAAAGTTTGTTGTACTGCTAATACTGAATTTTGAACAACTTCTGACACTGCCAATAAGGCATTCTGAATCTTGACATCTTTAATCTTTGCAGATAGCCAAGAGTTTAGCTTTGCAAATAGAAGTGCAATAAGACCAGCAAGTCCAACACCTACTGCCATTAGCACGGGCTCTAACCATGCTGCCATTAACACTGAATTTAACATAAATTTTACCTTCCTTTTAACTTTATTCTAAGTTTTCTGAATTTTCTTCAGTTAAACTTTCTTCTAACTTCTCTTTTACTTCTTCTTTGACAACCTTTTTAGTTGTCTTCTTTTTCTTGCCCTTGCTCTTTTCATAGGCTTCATCATAAGCCTCATGTGTTCTTCTTTCATACACACGGCAAATCTCTTCATACTTTGCTCTTATATCACTATTACCACCAATTGCAATATACTTTGGAAATATCTTATCAATATAAGCTTTATCATGATCTGTGATTTCACCAGTATCTCTCAGATTGTAATAAATTGTTCTTATGTCATTCTTGTAAGCTTCTATTAGTGAGTCTTTTAATAGTTGAATCACTGCCCATTCTTCACGCTTGTCCTTTGTATATTGGTCTGTATAAGCCTTTAATGAGTTTTCTATACGCTTGATATCTAAACTAATACTTTCTTTTAGACTTGTCAATAAAACACTTGTCTTCTCATCTTGCATTTTATCACGATCTGCTACTACTTTATCAATTGCTACATAAGCCCGTTCTTCAACTGTCTTCTTTGCTTTATTAATATATTTAAAGATAACTGTAAGTGATGTCAAAAATGCGGCCAGTATAGAAACAAACCAAACAATCTGTTCAACAGTAACTACAAATTCATTCATGTCAATCGCCCCTTAATTTTCTACCTGTCTAAACTTCATCCAATACCTCATAAAAATCATCAATAATTTCTTGCATGATTGACTTTAACGAAAACTCTGTTATAACATCATCATTATATTCTAGCTGTACAACAGATTCTGCATCAGACAAGATGACAGCACCTCTAGTTGTTGTAGTTGCCATATCTAATAAAGAATCATCAAATGACCAATTAGCATAAAGTGTGATCTCTTCTGTCACAATGTTATTTTCAAAATCCCAAAGATTTTCATAAGTACTCTCTGTATACCACCCAGCAAACATAAACATTGGCTTAATAATTGTCTCTGGCTCACTAATAGTCTGCCCTACTAAAATGTTTGTATAGGGCTCTACTGGAGTACCACCAACAGAATTAAAATAGATATTGACTACACCAGGTATATCACTTAGGTTTTCCCATGTAAGACCTAATATAGCAGACGATGACAATGATGATATAGTTCGCTTTGAAAGAGACCATGCCATTGTATTAATAACAACAAACTGTGAGGTTTGACAAGGTAGTCCACTATTAAGATCACAATTGATTAACCACTCTGGTAATCTATTTAAAGATTTCTTCCAAGAGGCTACAATATTCTTTTCTGCAAAGACAAGATCATAGTCTGAATCAATATCAAGTGGGTTTGTATCAGATTGAACATTTGTCATAGAAGTTCGAACTAATGAAAAACGTTCATCATCTGTTCTAATTTGCATCAATTCTAGAAGTATAGCTTCTGCACTTTCTATCGTCCAAGCAATCTTTAAGTATTTAGTTTTAGGTAATACTTGTCCAAGCTCAAAATTATGGATCATCTAGTCACCTTCTTACAGTAGTTTAAATAAAACCCTACTACTAATTAATATACATTTTGATTGTTTTATTTGTCATTTTACCAAGGTATTACTTCAATTAGATGAGCAACACGGTAAATAAAAATTCTAACAATGCTAATATAATATCTCCTAGCATGTAATCCCCCCTTTGTGGGGAGAACGAGTCTATAACAACTCGTTCATTTCTTCTTGTGTAATCTTACACTTGATAATCATATCCTGTGATTTCTTTAAACTCAGCTAAAGTAAGTTTACCGATTGCTTGTGGGTTGTCTAATCCTTTTTTAACTAATGCTTTTAACATTGAAAATGTCCAAAGACCTCTATCATAATTCTTTT